GTGTTCGTGACTTGTACGTGTCGGCATTTGATGGCAAAACATACAAGTTGCGCTACGCTTTAGAAGGAGATGACTCCGCGTTGAGTACGACGGAGGACGTCCGTCCTCATGCTGAGAAGATTGAGGATGAGTGGAAATCACTAGGTTTCAGGATGAAGTTGGTGTTTGTTACCAACAAATTGACATTTACCGGTTTTGACTTCCTTTGTGATGAGAAGGGTCCGACCGGTGTGTTTTGTCCTGAAGTCGCGCGCAACATTGCTTCGTCAAGCTGGACTTGCTCCAGTGTGTGCAAGCAAGATCCCAAGATGGTTCATCAGGTTGGAGCGGCTGCGATGCTAGCTCGTGCTGAGAACTTTAGGGATTGTGGACCATTTTCGAGGTACTTCGCTGCCTTGGGATTGGCTCATGCTGGCGTTTGTGGTGATAGGAGCATTGGGGATAGTGAGGCGGTGAATTTGGGCATTGCTCCCTGTTCATCCGTCATTAATTCACTGCAAGACCTGGCTGATAGTGCGCAGCCACTCAGTAAGGGGATGCGTCAGCTTTGCGACATTACGTTCGGAGGCTTGACATTGGAACAGGAGGCAAACTTACTCACGTGCGAGTTTGCTACCCCCGATCCTGAGGAGGCACGCCACTTGATCCCACTTAAGTTGTGGGACCCGGCAAAATTTGAGACAGCACGCCGGTGAGCCAACGGGAATTAAGCGGCTTTAATTAACTGGGATTTTGAGCTCATTGAGCTACCCAGGGACCCCCCCCCAGCTTGCCGATGGGGGATTAGAGCACCGTGCGCATCATCATCCGAATTGGGTGCGCTAATGTGGAGTGAGGTACCAGAGCACTGGATAGGTTCCTGGGGTTTTGCCCCAGGGTTACAGCCAACTCACTTCGCTAGTAGGTTGACGGAAGCCGAAGGTGCGACCTCATGGTTCAGTAGGCGTGGGCCACAGACCACGTTGAAGAGCTAGGCGCTGTACGGACAGCTGCTGCGGGAGTAGGTTGGGACGATTTGCGACGTCTCATCCGTGTGGTTGTGCTAGTCACGCTCCCCGGTGAGGGCCAGGCACGGCAGGAGTAGCGCCCTGTTCCGGATTCGCCATCTGGAGTTCCATTTTGGAATCGTGTCCCCCAGACCTGCATGCACAGGAATCCATGTAAATCCCTTTCCCGGTGTTGGATGTTTGAGGCCCGATTTTCGGCAGGGTCGAAACTGTGTGGTGGGGTGGTTGCCATTCCGGAGTGGCAGGATTGGGAGCATCCGTTTCAGGGAAACTTGATTCAGGGTACCCATGTTCTGTCAAGCAACCCAGTGGGAAGGGCTGCGGGTGCGCTGTACTGTGGTACACGAGGGTGGGAGCGCCGTAAGGGAGCGAGGCGGTTACTGATGGGAAGGGCCCAATCGAGCGCCCGTCAGTGCCAGGTTAGTCCGGCCTCAGAGTCCCTAGCGAAATACGCAATCCTCGTTCAACTTGCAATTTTTGGTGCATGGCTAAGCTTCGGGAGTTCCCTCAGTTTTGCACGACTAAGGAAGATGCCGATGCCCAAGTTCGCCGTTGCTGCTCCAGGCAGCCTTGCCTCGCAGGCTTTGACCAGTCGAGACAAGTTGATTGCCAAGCTTCAGGCTGAACTGAAAGAAAAAGAACGTGAGTTTTCGGACTTACGTGCCGAGCTTCGTGTGGCACGTGAAACTTCGCGGTTGGTTTCACGGTCCCCTCCTGAGCAGGAGGTTCCATGTCCGGACGAGGTGGAAGAAGCAATTCGAGTGCTTGAGTCGTACTCATACACAGTCAAGGAGAAGGTAACATGTACTTTTTGTAAGAAGCGTGGGCATAACGTCCAGAATTGTTACCGACGAACTTTGAACCAGTGCGACAAGATTAAGACCCATTGTCAGTTCGGCTGGCACAAGCCATTTACTCATGACAACCCTGAGATTTGGCGTTGTGTGTGGTGTTACAAGCATTTCGAGACAGAGTACGTGGCAAGGCATTACCCGAAGGAGTACCGTGACTCCTTGGCGTCACAAGAACGCTTTAACGGGTGGAGAATTCAATTAGCTGAGGTGAACATGGGGAACCAGCAGGACGAGTCGACGGCTGCTTCAACAAGTGCGACTTTAAAACCCCATCCGAACCCTAGCAGATTTTGGCCCAAACACGGGCGTCCCAGCAGGACATAAAATTGCTAGCCGCTTGTGCATTTTTGATGGCGAAAGGACGAAGGCAGAATAAGAACAGGCAGAATCGCCGCCGACGGGTGCCCCGGTTTTACCAGAGAGGCCCTGGTGCGCGTAAAATGGGTGATGCTGCAGCGTTGCGTGGAATTAAGC